TGTACCATCGGGAGTTCTGAGAGTGATATTATATGACATTCGGTTTTCTATAGAAAGTTTAAGTATATAGAATTTTTGTTACCCTGTCAAGTATAACTTGTCAGGAATCAAATACCAAATGCACCGAAGAAGAAAAGACTGCCGGTTGTGGCATAAGAAAGAATCGCAGCCACAAATCCAATCATTGCAGTACGACCATTAAGTTTCTCTGCCTTCTCAGCATAAGTCTCATAACCGTAACGCTCTGCCGCAGTCTTGTCAATATACATTCGTGGTTCTGTAGCCCACATATTCATTTGTCCTTGTTCGTTGCTCGTTACGGTCATTTGTCTTTTTATGAAGAACTGTTACATAGTATATAGTAATGTAACAACGTTGTCAAGCTTTGATATGTAAAATATGATACTTATTTGCCTTCGAATCCTGGAGGAAGTCGATTAAAGTATGGATCATAATCAAAAATATCGTTCCAATCTTCAACCTCAACTGATTGATTTTTCCAAAAATTCCAAAGTCCTTCATAACTTGACTTATGAAAAACATCGATGTGTTCATCATGAATAGAGGATCCTAATTCAAGTTTATATAAAAACAAGGGAATAGAAAAAGTATTACCAGAATTATAAATCAAATCATCAGCAACTGCTCTCGGTTTAACTCCATTATCAATCTTATACTTATCACCTCTCACATGAAGGTCAATCAACTTTTGAGCATGTCTACGAGTTATCATATAACATGCTGTAGAAAAATCATTCACAAATCTCTTATGCATCTTCAAATAAACTGATGCGGGATTAATAATTGCAAGTTGAATTACATCATAATCATAGGGAACTTTTGCATAAAAATCTTTCCATGTAAAAGGCCAATGAGTTACCGTGGAAATATCACAGTCATCTTCCATCATTAAAGCACATGGAGAATCCGTTTTAAGAAACTCTACCATTGCTTTCAGATGAGACGTAGTGCATCCTACCTCACCTGAAGACATACTATCAGGATACCTACCTTTAAGAATATCTCCAAGGTCTCTGCCATCTCTACCATCATATGCAGAGATTCGAGTATAATTCTCAATACCCCAGTATTCAAATTGATTTTCAATATATTCTTTTCTTTCTGGTTGATCATCCAGATTCAAATAAAATATTGGAGGAAGTCCTTTTAGTTTATATAATGCTTTATTCTTATCCATCAAATTACCTTCCAATTTTGACAATATAAATCTTTGGTGTTTTTATCAGAGTAGTCAGAACCAAACCACATTTTTGGTGCAACAACTTTTTGATATGGATTTGTCTGCAACCAAGCACCCCACCATGACATGGAACTATTAGCAATAATAGCATGATCACATAGAGACATCAAGCACATATCAAGGTATGGAACTAATGCTCCATCAGAGTGCTTATCCTGAGGTTCTGAAAACATAAATCGATCACCTCTAAAAAATGGTTGTTCCTTTACCCAATCAATTGAATCTGAAAATACAACAACCGGTAAACTATCATCAAACTCTGCAAGTGCCTTTTCATAATACTCAAGGGGTTGTACAGGATGTTGATGAGCAAGATTTACATATGCCCACTTAAATCCTCTCTTGTCAGCAAGTCCAGGATCACCACGACGAACATGCAAAAAGATAACCTCTCCATCTATTTGCTCACGAAAATTTTTACAGGGTTCCAACCATTCATCTTTAAATACAAAGTCCTTACGAATGTCATTCTCTATATGCTTGAAATATTTTTCAGTTTGAAAGAAACCATGAACATTCACATTATCAGGACACTTATTGAAAAATTCCTCGTCAAAATGAAATTGCCTCTCTTGAATAACATTATCAGATTGAATCCAACCTACGTTTTTATTGGTTGATAATTCAAATGCTTCTAACAATCCATAGTTATCAATTTGAATTTCATTATTAATTGGAGGAATTGTATAATCAAATCCACGATTAGCAGCAATACCTTTCAGTGCTGCATATTGAAACATCTGATTACCAAATCTTCCAATAGTGCCAATACCATTAAACCCAATCATTTTTCATCGCCTCAAACACTTTATCAATACCATCTTGAATACCAGTTTTTGGTAACCACCATCCAGTAATATAGGTATCCGCTTCGTTTCTCTTATCCATCTGAACACTATCCTTTGCAAGACCTGGTTTAATTTTTACATCATACCTTCCGATTTTATTGAAACAACCCTGAATAATTGCAGCAACATCTTTGATAGAAGTTGAGTTGAATGATGTAATATGCAGTGGATCTTCTGGTTTAAAGTCAGTGAAGTTCTCCATCACTGTTTCCAGTGCCTCACAGCAGTCCTCAGCATACAAGAACTGACGTTCTTCTGTGCCGTCTGTCATCATCTCGAATTCTCCCTCCTCAAATCCTTTACGGATGAAGTCAGTGATGACGTGTGCTTTCTCCATATCCTTTTCGATACCATAAACGTTCCAGAACTTTACAGTAAGTCCCTTAAGTGCAGTAGTATGAAGTTCTCCCACACGTTTCATGACACCATATGGTGAATAAGACATGTTGCTCATCTGAGAAGATGCAAAGACGAATCTCTTATTATATCTTTTTAGTAGAGCAAAAGTATTTGCCATCATACGTGTATTATTGTTGATGAACTGAAAAGTATGTTGATACTTTTTTAGGTAGTGTGAACCACCAACATCAAATGCAAGGAAGAATACAAAGTCTGCTTTACTTATAATACGCTCAACATATGTATTAGGTGTTGCTCTCAGGTCATTCTGAATACCATCAACAATATCAACACCAGTAACCTCGTGTCCTTTCTCTGTCAGATACTCTTTTAAGTACGCTCCAATCTGACCTGCAGATCCTAAGATAACAATGTTCATTTTAGACATGATAATTTGAATTATTTTTTGATAGATGAACTATTTTTGCTTCAAAATTACATACATCAGAAAAATCTTCCGGGTATGCATAAGATGAGGATAAAGTATTTACTCTGGACTTATTCTCTATAAAAAATTTATTTAGATGGCTCTCATCATGCCATATTGCTACTATATCATCTTTTAGATCATCATTGGTTCTGTTCTGAAGTTCATCAATTAATTCGAATACATAGGGAACTTTACCACCCCATAAACATCCCTGCCAGTATGTTGATATATCATCACCCTCTTTGATGGCAGCACGACACTTAGGGTTAGTCTCAAATGCACCAGGAAACTTACCGTGCGGTGGCATACTAAGGAAGTGACAGGGATGATGCACCCCAAAGAATGGTTTACTAGGATCAAAGAATTCTTCTTCAGTAATGTCACTAGTCACCAGAGCATCAGCATCAATGAACACAAACCAATCATTCTTCATGATCTCCTGTCTTGCCTTATTAAGAATTTCAAATCTTTTAAGGGTGATGAATGGCCAATCTAAATGATCCTGTTGATATTGAATCACGTTGTCGGGCATTCCCTCTAGTTCTCCGTCCGTGAAAACTAAAAATGTCTTCTCAGACTCAGGTAAGAAGTGCTCTTCAATTTTTTCATAGTAACTAGGAAGATAGTTTAAATATTTCCCTGTCCCTATGAAGCAAATAGCAACTTTATTCCTCTTATTCTCAATCATCTGTTCGACATTTGGTATGAAATAATTTTCAATTACATTAGTCCAATCAAACTGCTTGGAGTATTCTAAGATTTCATCTCTATTGTTTACAGAGTATTCTCTATTCTCAATGATTGCTCTCTCAACATACTCCAAGTCATCAACTTTATCCTCAGGGATCACAGTAATAAACTTCTTACTCAGGTCAAGGTTTGCTGTTGCCCACTGACTAACAACAACTCCAAGACCAGCAGCAAATGCTTCCATGACAACCAGTGAGTGTGCCTCACCATCAGATAGTAGAACTAGATTACCATAGTCAGTCAGATTATCATATAGATAATCCTTTTCCCATTCACCAAGATAGTTCCTGGACTGGTCAAATCTGTGATCTACAATGTTACCTGCATACCATAGACTATCTATTGATTGGAAGAAGCATTGCCTCTTCCTATAATCAACCTTCGCAAGGAAAATAGATCTGTCAGCAAACTTAGGAGTGTCAGTCACTCTAAAGTTATCTGACATAACTCCATTTGGATTTAAGTATAGTCTATCTGATGGTATCTTACAATCATTTTCATACACTCTATTGATACCATCAGATAATCCAAAGACTACAGGTTTAACCTGTCCAAAAACATCAAAAACCCTCTGCTTATATGGTCCCAAGAGTTCGGGTCTTTCAATATAAGCAAAATGAGTTGTTATAGCACAAGGATATCTGATATAGGGATATAGAGGAACCCAATCATCATAGTTAATATGTACAAAGTCTGGTTTAAATTCATCAATCATACCCAGAATCTTCATCGGATCTCCGATGTTTATGATCTGAACATCATGTCCTAGTTTTTCTAGAGTTATCTTATAATCCCAGATTAAAGATTCTACAGCACCCCATCCTTTGGGTGGGATTGGAGTGTCTGGTCCAATAATACTAATTCGCATTTGGTTCTAATTTCTCAATATTTTGAGCATAAAGTTTTACAAGACCTTCCCAAGAAAAATTATCAATACCAAATTGTCTAATATCATCTCTCATACTAATAGAGACCTCACGGTTTTCTTTGATCTTCTCTTCAACATAGGAAATGTCTTCAAGTTTATCATCAGGAATTACAGTAACAAAAGGTAGATCCTTTGGTAGATCATGTGCAGCATACTTAGAAATAACTACACCCAACCCATTGATAATTGCCTCCTTAACAACCAAAGGTGTTCCATTTTCTCCGTCAGACAAAAGAACAAGACTTGCAAAGTCTGTAAAATGTTCACGCTTATAATCATCACTCCACTCACCAAGATAGTTCTTAGACTGATCGAATGGAGTAGCACCAGTATCCTGTCCCACATAATCAATAGAGTCAATGTCTTGATACAACCATTGCTTCTTACGATGATAAATCTGTCCCAGATACAAAGATCGATCAGCTTTTAGTGCCTCACTACGATATGTGAATCGTTTATGATTAGCACCGTTCTCAGATAGAAGAAGTGTGCTCTCATCTGCTCCAGCATTCTTGAAAGTCTCATAATCTTTCTTAGAAATACAAAAAACATAATATTTTTTGTTATTGATAATCCAATCAAAAATGCGATCATATCCATCACGACGGTGCATATGCGGTTGATCAATATATGGATAGTGACTACTAAATGCTAACTTAGGAATATTAGTTTCAGCAACAATTCTATCCATGATAGGATGAAAAACATCGTAATGAACATGAGCAAAATCATATTGCTCCTCATTCAAATACTCAATAATGTCATCATAATTGGGAGTGTTTACAATTGACCCTTCATGCCCTAGTTCATCCAACTCAAGGGCATAATCCCAAATTAAACTTTCAACGGCACCCCATCCATCAGGAGGAATGGGCATAATACCAGGTCCAACAAGTGCAATTTTCATCAATAAAGCTCCTTATACGCATGAACAAGAGAAAAATCAGTCTCACGGAAGTTAGGTGTCTTCCAGGTTTCAGTTAAATTAGTGTTGATAGAATAGTCTTTACCACAGACAAAGTATGCAATCTGCATGTAGAGATCTAACCATCCAAATCTGTGATCCATATACTTGAGAATATAATCAAACTCAAAATCTAGGAAGTCATAGATCTTGTGGTAGTTATCTAGGAAAGTATCAATATTGTAGATGCTACCCCCTCCTGCTCCATACCAATCAACATTTGGATTAGCACCATACTTTGTTTTAATGAAATCCATCAATGCTGGTTGAATCTTATTCTCAGGAACTTCAAATCCAGCACACTCCCATTCAAGAGGAATCTTCACTTCACCTTGGGTAAGAACATCATCCTCCATCATAATCATGTGAGTGCCACCAGAGGACTTCACATATCGTGCTGCTTCTCGAAACATATGAATCCAATGTAGAGTTTCATCTTTTGTGAATCCATATACACCAGACTCATGTCCCCAGTTTCTACGACCAATCCTCATATAGGAATGAACGTAGTTTACATTATACTTTTCACAAAGATCAGAGTAATCTACACCACCGTCACAGCAAATTGTATATGGTGCATCAGGGTGATACTTTCTAAACTCCTGTAGAATAAATTCTGTTGCTTTCTTGTTCTCATACACCGTATGAAAACATCCAAATTTTGTGCTCATGATTCCTTTAAGTAATGTGGATGAATGTCGTCACGATACAACCAGAACCAGTGCGGTTCCCCAGGAGGTGTGGGTTGCACATCGGGTTTCATACCTTTGAAATCGTAACTGAACGGTGGATTATAGAAACTGAATGTGGAAGGGTTCTTCATACCAATCCACTTTTCAAAATTCATCCGCTCAATGGGACCGAAGTCCTCTTTCTCTCTGATAAATGCATCTTTGGTGGGGTGTTGCAGTTTTGAAATATAATCTGCTCTTGCCCACCAAAAGTTACCACTCATATGTGGCCAGGGATCCAAACAGTAGTTTACCCCAGATACTTGATATTCATCTAATTTGTCAAGATTCTCTTCCCATTTATCAATACAACCCCATTCCATGAGGTGTCTCCAACTATTTATTGCTCTCACTTTACGATCAGAATAGTGATCTCTAGTACCACACATATGACTCATACCTTTAGTATGAAAGTACATGACTTTGGTTACACGTTCGTTCACACAATCTTCATAGAGATGCTTCAACGTAAAACCCTCATATTCTTCATCACTGTCCCGAACATCAAGAATATCAATCCAATCATATAATGAAACAAATTTTTCAATTCTTGATGCTTGAGGTCCGTTAATTGCACATTTTATAGTAGCAATTTCTGCCAATCCCGATCTGTAAAGTCTTTTAATCTGCTCATCAACCATGATCTTCCACATATCTGTATTTGCGGGTGCCCAGATATGATAGTAAACATTAGTTTTCATATAATATTTCCAAATGTATTTCTTTGCCTCTTCCTTTTTCATAATCCTCTGATGATTTCAATAATACCATTACACCTATTCAGATATGTATGATCTCGTTTCACAATCTCAAACAAGTGTTTCATTCTTTCCTTATCATACTGATGCTCTATACCAAGATCAAAGATCTCTTGTGCAGTCTCAGCACATAAAACTTCCTTATCAATAAAGTCTTTAACATAAGGAGCATCACACACAACAGGGCAACCATAACTGATTGCTTTCATAACACGACAAGAAACATAGAGAGTGTCTTTCTGCTCTTGTGGTCTGAAGTCAGGGACAAAAAATGACTTCTGCATCAATTTGATATTTGTATCTTCGTCGATTGCCCTATCACCAGAAGGAACATGTGCTTTCTCCGCATCATAGTGATTGAAAGTAATATTATTCTGCTTTACAATCTCAATAAATTGTTGATGTAGAGGTTCTGCATTAGGTCGTGGTGCATGAATAGTCCCAATAAAATTATACTCATTATTCCGAGTAATATCAATATCTTCAATCTCCATTTCTTCTGGCCAAATGTTTGTTGCCAAGGAGAAATACATTACCTCATAGGGAACCTCAGGAGTCTTGTCGTAGATGACTCCTTTATCAGCTTCAATAAACCTAACTCCATCAGGGTTTGGACGTTCAAACTCAGGAACCCTCATGTTAATGAGTCTTTTAACATTACCAAGATACTTATCCACATTGCGAAATCTATCCCATGAAATATAGATTCCACTAGAAATCACAGGACAATTGATATCTGTTCCGGATTGATTATCAATAAAAAAGATAGAATTATTATAATCAAACTCTCTAGTATTTGGATATTCTCTATCATCAAACCAATAAACATCATATCCAAGTTTTTCAAATGTCCTATAGATACATACCAAAAAGTACGATGCAGTGTCTGTATAATGCTTATGGCCCCAGATGATAATCTTATTACTTTTATCCATAATTAACAATATTTTTTACATTATAGTATGAAGTGAACAAATAGTCAACGATTCAAAGGAACTCTCCCACCTTTAATTTGTTTCCTCCAATGATTTAGGAGATCTTGGAACATTTGATTTGTAGGTATTTCAGGTTTCCAGTCAATAACATTTTTTATCTTAGTATTATCAAACATTTGATAGTCAGCATCTATGGGTCGTAAACGATTCACGTCAGTTTTAACTACTATATCTGATCTATTACTAAAACTTAAAAGCAAATCAACCACATCTTTTAAGGAATATGATTCTTCACCAGCAATATTAAAATAAGATCCTGGTTCAATTCTACCATCATCACTAGCTTTAAGTAACATAAAATATGCCCTTACAGCATCTCTTGCATCCTGAAAAGTTCTGACACTGGAAAGATTTCCCACATAGATTATGGGCTCTTGATATCCTTCTTCAATCAATGCAATTTGTTTTGCTACAGTGCTTTCAAAGAAAACATCACTCCTACGTGGACCGGTATGAGTTCCCATACGAGTCATAAATGTTTTCATTCCATATGCTTCACCGTAAAATCTACCAAGATAATCAGTTCCAATCTTACTAATACTATAAGGACTTGCACCATGCATAGGAGTATCTTCGGATAAAATTACCCCTGAAGGTGCTCTACCATATACTTCACTAGAAGAACAGACATGAACTACAGGATCATATCTCTCAGTTTGTCTTATTGCCTCAAGAATATTTGCTGTTCCAATAATATTTGTTTGCAGTGTTTCAATTGGAATATCAAAAGATGTTTTAGGATATGATTGTGCTGCAAGATGAGAAATATAATCAGGTCTAACTTCTTCAATCATTCTTCTTACAGACATTCCGTCATTTAAATCCGCATAATAAAGAGAAATACGATCTTTCTTATTAATACGATCAGTGAGATGATAGATATTATCAAGTGGTTCTTGCCATCGCATCATACCAATCACTTGATAGTCAGTATTATCAAGAACATAATCTGCTAATTGAGATCCTACCTGACCTGTAATACCAGTAATGAGAAATTTTTTCATTCAAACTCCGCACGAATTGCTTCTCGTAATAATTTTTGTGGTCTTCCTAAAATATCGATAAGTGGAGTAGAGATCATTGCTATCGAACAAGGTCTGTCTTCATAAAATTTTTCAGACGGTTCAACAACTTTTAGTTTTAAGTTAGGAAAGACTTCCTCTTTTAGAATCTGTGCAAACTCTGATCTACAAAGAGTTTCAGATCCACCACAATTAATAATTTGCGGACCTTTCCAATTTTCAGAAAGGTTTAAAATGGCATCAACAGTGTCATCTATGTAAATGATTGATCGTTTGAATGGAGAAAATACTTCTGCAGTTTCTCCTGTCAATGCACACTTCTCCAAATAAGAGGTGAATCGATCCTTTTTAAAAAAATTATAAGAGGATCTCAATATTTTTACATTGCTATTTCCAATAAAATATTTTTCTACTTCTTCTTTCATTTGACCATAGACACCAATAGGATTTGTTTCCCTTTGTTCATCAAAAGGTTTATCAATATCACCATATACAGCATCACTTGACATAAAAATAACTTTTGCCCCACATTGAATCGAATTCTCGATGAATTCAATAGTCTTATCTACGTTAACTTTTCTTGCCAACTCAGGATTATTAGCACATATTGTTGGTTCTGAAATAGCAGCACAAAATGCAATAGTATCTTCACTTGTAAGATTTTTAAAATTATAATCTAATATATCATTATCTAATCTTACTTTAATTACTTCTACATGATCTCGACAAACATCGATTGATTTTTGAAGCAATCTTTTACCAACGTTACCTGTAGATCCAATGATTTTTAACATAACCAACTCATAAATTTTTCAAGTCTTTCCGGTGTTCCAATATCAAATCTATTAGTATCAATTACTTTATATAATAGATCCATCTCTGGTAATATATCATACTCCATACTAATTGGCAATTTATTTGGAATGATTAAATCTTTCTTAAATAATTTATAGATTCCAAGACTAACAAGTTCCTTTCCTCTGGCAGTTGAGTCTTTTTCCACAAAACAATGAACCTCACCATTATTACCTTTAATATATCCAACATCGTCAGTAATATTTTCTTCAGAAACAAATATAGTTGATTTCTCACAATCAATACTAAAATCATCAGAAAAAAAGGTATCACCATTCATAACATAAAAAGATTCTGGTAAATCCACTTTACTCAAAAATCCAGCCGTTCCTGATGGATCACCCTCATTGAAAATATCTACTCCCAAGTCTTTAAAGAATTCATAATTTAAATTGGAGCACACTAAAGTGATATCAAAACCAGATAAATTATCCAACACTCTCTGGACAAATGGCCTACCTTTTACATCAACCATAGGTTTTGGCACACCATTAGTAACCGAAGATAATCTAGTTCCCCTTCCACCAACTAATAGATATAATTTAATCCCCTTTGATAACTCGGTAACTATCATCTTCAAAATGTTGTGTAGAAAATTCAAATAATTCAGAAGATTCAATAGCAATCATTTGATGCCTCAATCCCCTATAGATATGAAACTTGTCTCCTGGAACTAAAACTTTATCTTTCGCATCTTCTAGATTATCAGTATCTCCGTAATACAAAAGAATTTTTCCAGACTGAAGATAAAAAGTTTCATCTTTTTCTTTATGATAGTGCCATGAACATCTTTTCCCCTCATTGAAGAAAAGAAGTTTACCACAATACTCTTCAGTATTGACTATCCATTTTTCAAATCCCCATCCCTTTGGAATAAATTTAATTTCCGAAGAAGTCATTAGAGTTTACTCCCTTATCATCAATATAATAATCACCGGAAGGTTTTCCCATATGCAATTCGTGAAATTTACATCCCCAAGATATTAATTGATTTCGTGTAAATTCATAATGTTCCATATGTGCAAGACCTGGAGAGTTCTTATATTTCCCCATACCTCTTGCAGTGAGATATAAGATACGATTTCCATCGTCATACAATTTATTTATTTTAGCAATCCTATCTAATATCGGTTTAGCACTAGTGTATTTTGTCTCTTCTGTGGGTCCTGGAATACAAATAGTATCATCAATATCTATAACATAATTCATTATGATCTCCACAAATCAACACCATGTTTCACAAACTTAAATGGAACTACTTTTCCAATCTTCCTATTTTCAAGAGAAGTTATAAGTTGATGCCTCTTATCAAAATCAGTAAAGAGAATCATATGTCCTCCACCACCAGCACCTGATATTTTAGCACCAGTAGCACCATTTTGCAAAGCAAAGTTATAAGCATCAATCAACTCAGGTGAAGCAACATTTTCATTAGTTTCCATTTTCATTTTCCAATACGTATTCATTAACTTTGATATCATATTAAAATCTCCAGTCAATAAAGCATTCTTATATTCAATACATGTTTCTTTAATTTTATGTGTTGCTTGAATAACTTTTTTATTGTCTGTTAAATTTTTAGTAGTATTGAGAATAACATTTGCATCTTTACGTGGTTTACCAACATAATAAAGAACTGTATTCAATTCCATCATATTTTGTGTTTTGTAATTCAATCTCAATGGATTAACAATAGTCCTTCCATCAGGTAAAAACTCCATAAAATTAAATCCCCCAAACGCTGAAGCAAATTGATCTTGCTTTCCTCCGGGAAGATTACATATACTTCTTTCAATTTTTATAGCATCCTCTGCAATATCATATTCACCTCTAGGCAAACCATAATATTCTGCAATAGCAGAGACCAAAGCAACAACTAAAGCACTAGAACTCCCCAAACCACTACCAGGAGGTGCCTCAACATATGTTGTGATTTTAACAGGGTGTCTATCCAAATCTTTAGTTAGATATTGATAGGTATTAACTAAGAGTTTCAATGCCCCATCATAATATGAATCACTAGCATCAAAGAAGAAAAAGTTTTTTTCTATACCAAGATCAACACTTTTAAAACTCCATTGAGAAAAAGGTTCTATTTTACAATATGCATATTGGTCTATTGTTCCGTTCAATACAACTCCACCATACTTACTCCAATATGGTTGAAGATCTGTACCTCCACCGGACATTGCTAATCTTAAAGGAGCTTTAGAGAATACTGTTTTCATTAGTGATGAACGTTGAGATCAATTGGTTCTGCTTTTATATTATTATTCATTAAATGATATTTCAAAAGTAATTCATTACACCAATATCCAACATCCTCGTTTGATTGTTTGACGAGAGGATACAGACTTAAAAATACACTTGAATATGCGTTCATAGAACTATTAGAACCCATCGCAAACCAATCACCTAGCATACCATCAGGATGATCAGGATTATGTTGATAGTACACTGTATTCTCCTCGGGACTTTCTTCAAAAGTCACACCCAAATGAGGTCCATAATCAATTCTGTTGCGAATGATCCAATCATATTGAACACCAGTTTCAGATGAATATTGCTCTTTAATTAAATTTGACATCATCAGACTATACCACATACAGTGCGTGGTATTATTCAAATATGCTTTTGCATCGTCAAGTCCTGACGGAACTTCAAGTGCCCATGTATGAGCCCTTTCAAAAGTTTTCTGTGGATATTCAAAAGTACGTTTCCAAACTTTAGGATGTTCCACCATCAACACCTTAGGTTTATACAACGATTGCAGAGAATCAATAGCATCAGATGATAAACGATGCCCCTCTCTACCAGGAATAACTGACTGAGTACTTAAATTTTCCTCATCAAACCAGGTATGAATGAATACATCAACATCATTGTTCTTCAAAATAGTTTCATTTAATTTTTGAAACCCGACTTCAACAACTCTTGGTTGTCCAGATAAACAAAGTGCTACTTTCATTTGTTATTAGAATTAATAAAAACAACATCACTAACACCAGATCCATTATCAGTGTCATGACAGAAAAATACATCAAATCCTATAGACTCAAAATATTCAATACATTCATTCTTCGTAAACTCTCCATCATATCTTGCTCCATTGTGAGGACACTCTATTGCAATAAACTTAGTTCTGAAAAGAACATCTTCTGAAAGAGATTTGACGATATGGAGATCTTTTCCTTCTGCATCAATTTTAATAAAATGAATCGTATCATTAGGAATATTGTCATTAATAATGTTATTGAGATTGAGAATATCGATTTCCCCAATCATTTCTCCATTATTAGAAAATAAAGACGATGCTTGATCGTCAGATATATTTTTATAAAAAATCTGCTTTCTTGAATTATCTACATTATCTACACAAGCATGATAAAATTTATCGTAGTGATCTTCAATACCATGACTGATTGGATCAATACCAATAGCATATACATTATTGAGATCAATAAGTTGATCCAACTCAACTAAAAATGATGCTCTGGCAGCTCCAACGTCTACCACGTTTACTTTATTGAATTTTTTAAGCTCTTTGAGAGCAGGAACAATTGTAGATGTCATTTTAATTTTGATATGTAATCACTACAAATACCATAGCAATTTTTAACTTTTAATCTAGAAAAATCAGAGTCAGACCACTCTGGCATTAAAACCACACTATTTAGAGTTGATGGGGTATTCACATTACTCCAAATAATTTTTTGACTCGTTAAAGTATAAGTATCATTCTCGTGCCAAAAGTAATTAAATCCACTGGTGTTAGTAGACATATAATCAAGAGTATCAATGTTTTTACAATGTATCCAAAGTTGTTTGTTTCTCTTTGCCAACCACCACCAATCAATTTTATACTGAGGTTCATCGTGACCCAACCACAAACTCTGAGTCAATATGTGATATCTTAAATCGATCTCAACATCAAATCCCGAATCAATAGCTTCATCAATATATTCTGGATTATTTTCCATTAATGGATTAGGTCCGGAAGTATTTCCCCTATGTGAAATCAATTTCATATCAAATACTTATCAGACGGGACAGATGGCCATCTTACCACCACAAGACTAACATCGGTTAAATTCTCAACATCCGAAACTTCGTTCTGTTCATATATCCACATATCACCTGCTTTAAGATGATGTCCAGATACAAGCATCTCACCTTCAATGATGTAAGTGAGTTCTGTGGTTACTTTGTGATAGTGAGGTTCTCCCTTACCTTTCGGATGTTTGTGGTGAGCAACCTCAAAAAAAGGATTCTTAAATGCAGATGGTTCAAAGTCACCAACAAACCATCCTCTCTTCATTTCATCTATTTTGAAGGTCTGCATACTCTTCCTCCAAAAAGTGTTTGCGTTCGTCTGGTGTTCCCATCGACCAAAGTCTATCAATGGGAAGAATAGCAATTTTCTTACCCTCTTCAATAAAAAGATTATACAATGGTGCTACGTAAAATTCATTTTTCACCCTGATATCTCTTTTAATCATCTCCTTAGAAAGACGAACAAAGTCAGAACCTTTACCAAAGTGGTAGAGACCAGCATGTGCATTGTTACTGATCACTTGCTTTTCAGCAGTTTTAACTACGAATCCATCTTCACCTAGTAAAGAATAACTATATGCTGGATTGTTAGCATCAAAGGTCAGTAGTGTTCCATCACCATCAACCTTTGATGGATCAAAGTGAGGTTCAAAATACATATCCAATGTAGTGATACTCAAAGACAAATCATTGTCAATGTATTTCTCTGCAAGCAAACAAGACGATACAGTTCCCTCTGTCTCTGTCTCAGCAATGACTATAGTAATATCATCACCAAACTTTGAACGCAGGACTTTATCCATCTGATTATTATCAACAGTATCTCGACGAATAACAAAGATCATATTACATTCTTCTGTCTTGATACAAGACATACTCCAATCAATCATTTGTTGATGGCCAACATCAATCAATTGTTTTGGCAAAGTAAATCCTTCGTCCCGAAATCTTTGTCCTCTACCCACCATTGGGATAAGAAGGTTATACTTTTTCATAGCAGATTTTCTTTTAGTAAATTAGTGGCAATGTGATGAGAATTTATCACAGATTTCTTCAGATCATTTCCAGTAATCATGGACTTGATGAACCCAGAAGCAAAGTAATCACCTGCACCTAAGACATTGACATCAGATAGAAACAATTCCTCTGGAAGAATATAATCTTCCACGGTCTTTCCATCTGAAATGGAACTTCCATGTGGATGATGCATAATAACATGACCCTTAACTAAAGCACCAATATCTCTGATGTCCATGAATAAATCTTCTTTCGCAATAAAGAGATAGTCAAGATACTTCAATTGATCAATACATCTTTCAGGACTCTCTTTTGTGATATCAGCAGATACAATACCATTTAATTCTGATACAAAAGAGATATCATTTAATTGATTGATATAAGAAATATGATGCCAATCAGAATCAGTAGGAGATGCAGGGTTTTCTTTTACATTGAAAGAACACCTACCAACTCTATAATTATTTTCTTTGTCAACTAATACCAAAGCATGTCCAATAGACAGAGGTTGAATAGAAACATTCAATCCCTGCCCCTGAGATACTAAACCTGACCAGACATTAGCAATACCCCCAAGAGATGGTGTTTCTTTGAAGTCAACTATAATTCTATCTACAGTAAGGTGTCCATATAAGGTGACATTTTTACACATCACTTCATTGCTGCACTAGACGCTTCTTTCTTATCTAACTCTGCAACTGCTTCTTCAGATGCATCATCAACAATACCTTTACTAACTAAGAAATCATAGAGTTCTTGAATAACACCCTCACCACCTTTAGACTCTAGAAGATAGAGACAATTTTGTTTGATAATTTTGGGTGCGTCGGATGGAGCAAAGGTCCAAAACAAAGTCTTGAACATGGAAAGGTCAAAGAAATCATCCCCGACAAATGCCATATTTTCTCGTTTTACATCATACTGCTGCTCAAGGTGACTCAGGTATACAGACTTATCCAAACTCAAATCACTACCACGAGTGCAATAGAAAGGGATATTTCTTTGCCTTGCCATATTTGCATTCCAATTATCTCCAGAGAGCATAATAACTTTCACTCCTGCAGCAACAAATCTTTTAATAGCAGTGAAATCCTTACAACGAAATCTTTTATGAACAGGAGTATGATCTTCAGTGTATACTTTTGTCCCGTCAGTCAAGACACCATCAACATCAAGAATCAACAATTTAATTTTTGACTTCTCACCAATATTGTCACTGAGAACTTGACTATGACGGACTGATGATGGTCGTCCACCAATGGTATCGGGATATTCGGACATAATTTTTAAGTGTTACGGTTTAATTTTATCATGGTTTGATTGAAACGTCAATGATCAGTTTGAGTATTAATCCAATAATATGTGCAACGAATACCCTCTTCAAGGGTCATTGAGTAATCCCAATCAAGTTTCTCTCGAATCAAATCATTGTTAGAATTGCGTCCACGAACACCGAGAGGACCGTCAATATGAATTTTTCTGACCTCTTTTTCGGCAACCCTAGAAACAATTTCTACCAATTGATTAATGGTGACCATTTCTTCAGAACCAATATTCACAGGACCCATAAAGTCACTATCCATCAATCTTCTAGTTGCTTCGATGCATTCATCAACATACAGGAAGGAACGAGTTTGCAGACCGTCACCCCATACTTCGATTGCTCCCCCCTCGTTGGGGAGATTGGCAACCTTTCTACAGATTGCCGCTGGTGCCTTCTCTCTTCCCCCATCCCAGGTTCCTTCGGGTCCGAATATGTTATGATACCTAGCAATGCGAACAGGAATCCCATAATTACGATTGTAAGCCCGGTATAGTCTCTCACTGAATAGTTTTTCCCATCCATATTCGGAATCTGGGTTTGCTGGATATGCTGATTCTTCACGGCAATCTGGATTATCGGGGTCTAATTGATTATGCTCTGGATACATACAAGCAGATCCAGAATAGAAGATTTTAGTTTTATTCTGTTCTGAAATTTCATTAAATTTACGTTGTTCCTCAAGAACGTTCAAATTAATAGACACAGAGTTGTGCATGATATCTGCATCATTCTCACCAGTGAATACAAATCCTGCACCACCCATATCAGCAGCAAACTGATAGATCTCATCAAAAGGTTCTGCGAATTTATCTACAATATCTTTATAGAAGTTTCCAAGATATCCAGTAAAACGAACACATCGTTTCACTATATTAACATCTCTCAAATCAGCGACAATAAACTCATTTGCATGAGATGCACAATATTCGGGATGTTTAAGATCAACTCCACGAATCCAGTATCCCTCAGAACGAAGTCTCTTTACCATGTGACTTCCAATAAATCCACCGGCACCAAGTACCAATGCGGTTTTCTTATATTCAGACATTAAAATTACCTCACGTAATATGTATAATACTATAAAAAAATGATACGGTCAATATATTTTACACATTTCAGACAATCCTTCTTCAAAACTCATCTCTGAAGTAAACATCATAGAAGTAAGTTTATTTGTATTCAATGTCATATTTTTTACCTGTAAATATTCTTGATCTTGCGGAAACGAAACTGGATATATGTCACTATCACTACAGGTTATATTTTTAGCAATAAAAAGTATTTCTTTAAATGACATAGATTTACCTGTTGCAATATTGTAGATTTGATTTTTATCAGACTTTTCGATCAAAAATTTAATAGCTCTACAAATATCATCAACAAACATATAGTCTTTCTGAAAATCACCTCCACCAAATAATTTAATGTCTTTATTCTGTTTCATTAGACTAATCATAAAACCAAGGACATTTTTACCTGGAGTGATAGTAGGATCCAGTCCATACACATTTCCTACCCTAAAAATCCTGTATTTTACACCAAAAGTATTGCAATAAGAGATCAATAATTGCTCTGCAGTTCTCTTTGTAATCGAATAAAACCCTGTAGGATTGCAGCAGTCAGTCTCCTTTGCATCTAAAACATCATTTCCATAAACAAAACCAGAACTTACAAAGTTAAATGTGATGTCTTTATCTTTGCAGTTAGATAAAACCTCCATTAATAAGGTCAAGTTAGTATTGATATCTACATGCAAATCACTGAAGACACTTTGATTAGTTGTCGTGCTAATGAAGTATAAAACATCTTTTGTTGGTGGTTTTCTACCCTCTCTAGGCACTAAAGTAACCTTATCAGTATATAATTCACAAAATTTACCACCAATAAATCCAGTTCCACCGAAAACAGATAGATTATTCATAGGTATGACACTCATCAAATGACTTTCCTACCATATCTTTATTAGATAAAATGGGGTTTCTAGTCGTCAACCAGTCAATATTCAAAGTAGGATCGTCCCATGCAAGGGTCTCCTGATCATTTGGCACATAGTAATCCGTGGTTTTGTATGTAACCTCAGCTGTTTCACTCATCACATGAAACCCATGAGCAAATCCAGGAGGGATCCACAATTGCTTCTCCGGCCTATTCAAAGTAACTCCAATCCACCTACCAAAAGTGTGCGAGGACCTTCTAAGGTCAACAGCAACGTCATAAATGGCACCCGAAATACATCGCATCAACTTTCCTTGTGGACGTTTGACCTGATAATGCAATCCCCTCAATACGGATTGAGATGATTTAGAATGATTATCCTGCACAAACTCTAAAGAATACCCAATAATGTCACAGAATTGTTGTGAATTAAAGGACTCCATGAAAAAACCACGATCATCCTGAAATAATTTATTCTCAATGATATAGACATCTTTGAGTTCAGTTCCTATTGCTTTCATACCATTCAATCGTTTCTTTAAGTCCGTCATCAATATTAAATCTTGGTTTCCAACCCAAAGTTTTAGAAATTTTACTAATGTCAGTAGAGTATCGTCGATCATGACCAGGACGATCCTTAACATATTCTATCATACTTTCATCTTTTCCCATGAAAGATAATATTTTTTTAACCAGATCAATATTCTCCATTTCACATTCACCACCGATATTATATTTTTCACCTATAGATCCATCTCTCCAAATTTTAATCAATGCCTCACAATGATCCTGAACATATAACCAATCTCTAATTTGTTTTCCATCACCATAAATTGGAATTTTTTTACAATTCAGTATGTTTAAAATTGTTTGTGGAATAAATTTTTCTTTATGTTGTCTTGGTCCATAATTATTAGAGCAGTTAGTAATAATTGCAGGAAGACCATATGTATTATTAAATGCTTTTACAAAATGATCACTAGATGCTTTTGATGCAGAATACGGATTCTTAGGATCATAATTTGTTTCCTCTGTAAATGATCCATTCTCTATAGATCCATATACTTCATCAGTAGAGATATGCATAAATTTATTAACTTCTTTTTTTAAAGAAGCATTTAGAAGATTAACAGTTCCCACAATATTAGTTAAAATAAACTCAGAACAATCTTTAATTGAGTTATCTACATGACTTTCTGCAGCAAAGTGAAAGACTGATCTGACATCATACTTTTCAAAAACATATTGAACGAATTGCTCATCAGCAATATCCCCCACCTCAAGAGGAATTTTCCAAGGAACTTGACGAGCATCACCAGCGTATGTAAGTTTGTCTATACACACGATTGATTCGTCTAGGGCATGTAGAAAATTGCTGCCAATGAATCCTGCACCACCTGTTACTAATATTGTCATTTTTGCTTATATTTTTCTAGGAGTTCTGGGGAATATTGAGGTAATTCTTTTACTTCTCTTTCTTCTCTCTTTGCATTTTCTAAATCAAAAACTCTATTGCGAAGTTCAGTAGAAGAATATTTGTGCTTTCTTACATGAAAATGCAGTTCAATTCCGTTATCTATACAATATTGCTTACCGGTAAAATCAACATTCTTATACTCTTCACTTAAAAAACGAATATCAATCTTCTGAGTTTGAATTAAGTTAAGTAAGTCTTCTTCGGTTTGATATACAAGTATCTCATCAATATATTTACATCCCTGTAGTTGAACATATCTCTCATAGACTCCTTGAGTAGGTTTATTCTTAATACCAGGTCTATCAATAGTAGGATCCACTTGAAGTGCCACAATCAAGTGATCGCATAATTGTTTTTCCATCTTTAGCATTGTGACATGTCCAGCATGAAACAAATCAAAAGAACTACATTGAAATCCTATTTTCATTTTCAATATTTGTTTGATAGCATTATACTAAAAAAGAACGGTTTATGCAACCGTTCCGGTAAGGTCTTTGCCATGCACGCCACTTGTTCTTTTACAGGAAACAAGAAACCTGGCGGGAGTTTCCTCCATCCGCACCACTTGCTCTTTGGGGAAGCAAGAAACCAAAGTAGGGTCTGTGACTCCACCAGTTCTGTTATAGTCCATCCGTGACTTTGGGGGGGATCCCGACCAGGGCTAGTTTATCGACCTACCGAGTCTTTGACATAAGCAGGGACCATATCAGGGTCTAACCAACATGTATAATCATGATCTTCCATAGCAGTCATCAACTGCATTTCATTATCACAAAGATACATATCACGATAACGACCCGTATATGAATCTACTTTTTGAATGCGACAGTCTGGCATACCATTAGTTTCTAGTTTACCAACTTGAATGTAACGATAAGGAAACCGTTCAAGGAGAACGGTTGGTTTCTTAGTCACTTGCATCAAATAACCTCAACAGTTTCAAGATCTTGGACTAAGCAATCGACCAAGATTTCATAATCATCAAGAGGATCTCCAGAGAAAATCACTCCTTCTGTTTCATAATATTTACGGACTTTTTTGTAAAGTTTCGGACTCTTTACATCAAGAAAAAAATCTCCATTTGACGCAGCACGAAGTGTGCTGATATCTTTGGTCTTGAATTTTTCAGTCAGTGCCATTTTCTGTTTTGTTTACCTGTATATTATAAGGTGTTTTGATTATGTAGTCAAGTATGCCAGAAGTTGAACTGGCAATCGGGGTGAGAGGGATCGAACCTCCGACCTATGCTTCCCAAAAGCACCGCGCTACCTCTGCGCTACACCCCGTAAACAGGTTCCTATCGCCGCTACTCCTGAACCTGCAAGGGGAGCACCGCAGTGGTTTTTATCCACTCATCAATTATAACTCTACTTATGTCCTCTGTCAAATGGTTCCCAGTGTTCCCATCCATACCTATGAACTGCCCACATTCCTATTATGGGAACAAAGATTAATATAAAACTTAGACTACCAATACCCCATGGATTATTGAGTGTGGCAGATGCAAAGTGTGCTGCTTTTAGTGCTATGTCTTTCATAATCGTCCTCCCCAGACATCCCACCTATCTTTAAAATAAAAATTAACTTCTGTTAGTGTTCCTGTTGGAGTCGGCTCATCGGATTCTGCCCACTTCTCACAAAATCTATGTAGAGGTTCTGAACCATTAACTGCTACGACTCCATACATTCTTGCAAATGCACACATAGCAAATCCATATCTATTCTTGATTTCTTCTTGATCCATTTACTGTTTCCCTCCTTTCGCA